GAAACCCTTCCTCATCAGTTTGGCTTTTGACCGCTACATTTCTGAGCATCGGCAGGATTTCGCGCTCATCCACTGCACCCATTTGGTTTTCAATGAATTTTTCCCTTTGTCTTTCTGCGGCGTCCAATAAACGAAGTAGTTCCTGGCCTCGATTATATTTTGCCGCCAACTCAGAGCGTCTTGCCCCCAAATCGGCAACAAGCGGAGACTGGTCGGGATCGCTTTCTGCTTCACGAATTTGGCGGTCAAGCCCTTCAATCTCCTCCCCCATGCTAATTAAAAGAGGCTGCTCTTCAAATAGAGCGTCAAACTCCGCAGTCCAAGCCGCAACATTTGCCGCAGACTCTAGATCTCCTTCTTTGGGAAATATAACCCTCTTCCCCTGTCGAAAAGCTTCCGCTATACTTCCGCTCATTCCTGCTGCCACCAATCCTTGCCTGGGATCTTTGTGGACGGGTTTAATGGGAGGCAACGGAAAGCGCCATACAACCCCATCTTTATCCTTCTTCCACTCTCCAGACTTAACCTTCTCCTCCACTTCTTTAGTCTTGGGGCCATAGGTATTTAATTGCCACTCCGATAAAATTTTCTTGCGATCATAACCTATAGGTTTACGTCTATCGCGCCGCTCCGTTTGTTGGGCTTGAATTTGTGCCACCTGCTCAGTTAAGAAGTCAAACTCGGAGGGTCCCGTATCTCCCTTCATTCTGCGCCCCGACTTGACTGCCGCCCTTTTGCGGCGCAGTTCTTGCATTTCTCCCGCGATTCTATCAGTTATTGTGCGCACTTTTTCGGCTTCGTCAGGATCATAGGCGCCACCATGACGTACGGTTTGGCCTCTATTTTTCCACATTTCATCAAATGTTCTAGCAGATCTCCATTCGTCCAATTTCCCCAAGCCAAGGCGTTTATTGGACTCCCTGGCGCTGGCGAGCCATTCTTCTTTGGCCTCTATATATTCTGGATTTTTTGGGTCTATTTCTCTCGGCATGGCTCTAATAAATCTATCTGTATCAAAACCGACACCCTTTAACTGTTCAGGGGTATATCCTGCGTCCAAAAGAGTTTGATTGGCAAACATAATGGCCCGCTTATCTCCTTCCCTTATGCGGCCTTCCGCGGCCATCTTCCTTCTTTCTTCTGATTCGGCCAAGTCTTTCTTGGCCTTATCGTGCCTCTTCTTTTTTATGGAGTCGTGCAATGGCCCGCTGTTCCTCCAGTGATGAGCTTGGTCGGCCATATAAGCACTAACGGCTGCGTATCCCGTAAGATTCTGCTTATTTGTTATATTAGGTAAATGTTTGGGGGTAAATGTCGAGGCCGTAGGCTTCCCCTCGGGGCCCACATATTTTGCTAGCGCCTCCCTATGCCATATTCCTTGTCGGCGAAAGAGCTCTCTATCTCGCAACGCCTTAAGTTGGTGAGAAGCAACCGCCGCACCTATAGCACCCCCTACTTCGTTACCTTCGTCATCGAGCACTGATTTGCCCTCCATCATACCTACCAGAAATCTTTCTCCCTCAACAGTGTAGCCCTTCCTTGTCGCCGCAAAGGCCTGCTCAAGTTCTCGATCAGCCAACACCTTTTTCACGTGCTGGAGCCATGCGAAACCTTCAGGCTTTTTCTGATCGGTGGGAAGTGCATTCCACTCCTTTTCCCATTGAGCGACTTTCTCTGGTGTAATTTGGAATGGCCCCGTTTTTGCTTGGGGTCCAAATAATTGCAGTTTTCCTCCTTTGGCAACGGGTGGAGGGGTAAGAGCTGCTGCACTAGTAGGACCACTAGAACCCCCTCGCACGGATCCTCCTACGCCCAACGCCGCCCCGCGATCTCTTTGAGCGGTAATATAGTCTATTATCGTAGACAGGCTCTCTTCGGGGGGTTGATAAAACCCCCGTTTCCTCTGGTTATCAGTATACCATTTAGGGGGCTTTTTACCTTTTGACTCCCAATATTTCTTCATCGAGCCATGTGGGTCGATACCTTCTCCATCGCCCACGTCAACCCATCCCGCCTTATACTTCTTACTCTTTATTAGTTCGGTTTGTCTCGCGCTTAACTCCTTATAACTCCCCCTACTGGGGTTCCAACTCTGTCCCCCGAGGAACCCCCCCCTCTTTGCCCAATTTAGCTTATGGCCAAAAGAGGCCGCAACCTCTTCCATTATTTCTGGGAAAACACTTATAACTCGCTGGTCTCTGTCTTTACGCCCCCCCAGGGTCAGTAGCTCTCCACCCTTTTTACTAGCATAGAGACGCTCTCTTAGAACTAGGTCTTCCACCTGTATCATTAAGCTTTCTCCATCAATGGTGCCGTCGTTCCTTTTCCACCTACTCATCTCATTGGCATACCACTCACGAAAGAGCTCTACGGTTGCACTACGCATTCCCGAGGCGCCCTCTTTGCTAAAGCCAGGCAAATGCCTATCCTCTCGGAGGATATTGGCAGAAATGAAATGGGCTAGTTCGTTCTTTACATCTCCCTTGGGAAAGGACGATCCTCGTGAGCGGTTAAAGAATAGTGAATCCAGGCTATGAGCATAGGCTGCTTGAGGTCGCATATGCGTACTGGGAAGAGATACTCCTCTGATGGGCTTGGCCAAGCGGTCCTCCAATTTTTTTCTATATTTGTTTTGGGTTTCTGCATCCCAGCCGCTTCCCTTTAATATATCTTCAAGAACTTCTTGGGCCAACGTAGGTAACTCAGGAATATTGTCACTCAAGTCCCAGTGCTTTTCGGCCTTCTCGTAAGCGCCAGACCTTCCTCCAGTCATGGAGCTCTTCGGGTTCCTGCTTCGCTCATCCGCCCAGAGGTACTTTTTTAATTTTTCATCCCACTCCTTAGCGGCCTCGGTGTCTTCTGCGCCCGATACTACAGCAAAATTAGGAACAAAGCTTGATTTTGCGGCTAAAAAATTAGGAATAAAACCAGCAGCAAAGCCGCGTCTAGAGCCTAAAGCTCTTTGTAGCCCAGGAGAGGTGGGATTAGCTCCAAAAAATTGCCCCCGAGTTAAGCGCTGTTGAGTAGCTGCATCAGGATTGGTATGGTGAATTCTCGTATAAAGGTCCTCTCCCCTGTTGGTTCCTGCAATAACGGGACGCAATAAAGCGTCCGATCCTCTGGCTTGATCGAAGTTAGCTAAAGTCAACGCTCTTGCTTGGTCGTCCGTAAGGCTAGCAGCCACGCGGCCATAAGCATCTCGATTTCCTGCGGTAGCCCTTACTCTAGTGCGGTAATCATTAGCCCACGCAGGGAGAGTTTGTCCGCGTGCCTCAAAGAGGTTTTCCATTCTATTAACTGCAGTAATGGCCGAGCCCCGTGTAAATTGAAACACCCCTGAGGCAGTAGTTGTCCCCGCCTGTGCATTTGGTCTATAATCCGACTCCACATGGCCCACTCGGGTTAAGAAGCGTTGCATATTACGATGCGCGGCGGGAGTATTATCTACCCCCAATCGACCCAACATAGCATTCATTACTGCCGTGGATTCCGTAAGCTGAAAGTTTGGCACAAAACCCCTATTAGCCACTCCTTGATAACGGGCGGAAGAAGCAATTGCTTGGCCAGGGCTTTCCCCTAAGCTACGATGTTGACTTAAGGCATCCCGAATGCTTGATTGATTGTTTTTGTCAATTACCGCAAAACCTATACGCTTATCATAGTCTAATTGAGGAGCGCCACCCATGGCGCGTTCAGTTTGCATTGCGCGCTTCACAGGATCGGGCGCTAAATTAGGAATGAAGCCTGTCGCTTTTGGCGCGCCTGGCGTCTTTGAGGGTTCAATCTCACCACTTAAAATTTTAGCTGCCTTCTCCAGGGCGGCGGCAATACTCAAGGCATCTTTAGGGAGATCATTTAATATGGCGCTGGTGGCTGCGAGAGATTCTCTCATTTTATCACCCGACTTCCTAATCGCCTGAACATCGGCAACTAAGTCGAATCTAAGCTTATCCATCGTAACTTTACTTTTTGAGTATCCTGCACTTGCTTTAATAAGCTGGCTTATTTTTTCCCTAATCTCTCCACCCTTAGGGAAGTTAGTCATGGCGGTTACGTCTGTGAGATTTTGGGGAACTGTCAATCCTTTCTGTGCTGCGAGATCAGTTATTTCCTGGCGCAAGGTCGTTACTTCATTCTGAAATTTTGTCATATTGGCCTGCTCTGCATCTATGGCAGGCATGCGCGCCTTTAGCAAGGTGTCTTCTTGGGCTTTTGTTTGTGCTTTAACTTCCGCTGGATCCTCTAGATTGATAGCCGTAGTCTTAACTTTCTCGAGGAGCATTATAAGCAAGGACGCAGTTTCCTGAAAAGCGGCTCCTGTTTTATTGTCGAGACTGGATAGTAGGTTATCTATATTAATAGGCTCTCCCAATGCCTGACCTTGGGGACCACCGCTCATCAGGGTTTGATTTACCTCTCCCGCAAATGTTCTAACTGCCTCCCTGCTCGCCTTGCGCCCAGGACCCGTCGTGGTTGTCCCAAGTTGGGGTGAAATATGCTGAGCTACTTCCAGGGTCTTAGACCATCTGGCGAAATCCTCGGCAATCGGCTGCGTTATATCCTCCCCTTCTAGGTCCTGCAAGAGTTGTATGAGTGGTGCAATCGCCGCCTCTACATCCCCACCCTTCGGAACAAAAGGATAGAGGGCGGTAGGTAGATCACTCTCTTGGCCATCCCCCCCTGCCATGTACTCACCAGCCCTCTGCCAGAACTTGGGAGTGTCAAGAGGTATATCCCCCAAGGCAAAAATACCAGCTTTGCGTTGGTCGGCCTTCGTTTTTTCGGTCTTTTCTTGCGTAATATCTCCACCATAATGCCCGAACCTTCGAGTCTGATCAACCCCCTCCTCTAGAACGGCAGCCAAAGTCTCCTTAAGTAGCTTCGTTGTAAAATCTTTCACCACATTTTTCTGCTCGTCGGGGTCAGTAGGAAAGCTTTTTCCTGTTTTTTGATATAAATTTTTTACAAAATCAGTGGCAACCACCGACATCCCTCCTCGTGTCTCCGTCTCCCGTGCCAGATTTTGGACTAGTGTGCGAGGGTCCCTTTTTTTCGCTTCCTCGGGGCTCTTTATTTCTCCCAACAAAAGGTCTACGGCTTGCTGGGCGTTGGGAATACGCTGTTCTTTTGCAACCTGCAGTATATGCTCCCTGGTAGCGCGCACGTTCTCGCCTTTGCTGAACTGCTTTTGGGTTTTTTCTCCATAAAAAACGCCCTCCTCGTCTTCGGATAACCTAAAAAAACTACCCCCATCCAAATCCTTTCTGGGCCTAAATAAAGGCCCCAATTGACCCTCTAATAGGGCCGCAGTCATATAGTCGCCGCGACCAAATTCGCCCCCTTTCTGGAACCAGTCCTGGGGATCTTGCTTTCGATCAATCCATTCTCCGCTCCTCATCGATTCTGCGCGAGGGCCTACACCACCTAGCGCCAATCCCCCCAGTGGATGCGATAGGGGTGCGGCACCGACCCCTTTTTCTAAAATTCGCCGCTCTCTTGGGGAAAGTATCCTCTCGCCCTCGTCAAAGCCAGAAGTATCTACTAGATAAACGCCCTTTGCATATTGCTCATGCTCGGGCGTCATTCCCTTCTCCTGCTGTCGCTTCGCCCTGACGACGCCATAAACGGCGTCGCCATAAAGTTCAGCTGGTTCATATCGGCTAACCCCTGCGCGCATCGTGCCTGTAGCCAAGGCTTGCATTTTCCTAGCTTCTTCTTGCTGCACTAAGGCTTGATTGTTTTGAACTGTCGTACGAGCAGCTTGAGATTGTTTTTGAAGCTCTGCCACTGCTTTTTGCCTATCAGCTATACCTAAAAAGGTTGACATTAAGCCTGCCATAGTAGAGGTGTGGCTGGAGATATCTCGCAATTCCTTGAGTTCGGGAGTGCTGACAGTGCTCATGCCTGAAATAATGCCTTTTATCATTTTTAAGGTTGATTCGTCCGTGTCTATTATCTCTCCCGTACTTTTCACTTTACCCCCAAATAGGTCACTTATAGCTTTTACGTCAAGCTTCTTCTCGTCCTTTAGTTGACGAATAGCTCTTTCAAGAACGTTTCTCTCTCCTTCTATGATGCGTTTTTTTCTATCCTCGGGACTTAACTTAGAAATATATTGATTCTCCGCCATAGATAAAAATCGCCTGATCATTATTTCTAGATTAGCCTCGAATCCAGCCTCCCCTTCCCTCTCTCTCTTTATCATTCCTGACTTAAGGAACACGCTTCTAATCTCCTCATAATTCGTCCTGCCTGAAAGCGGGTTCCGATGTCTTAGGTGTTCATCAATGCTTATGCCAGCTGGCGGCACGGCCTTCCCTTCCTTCAGAGCGTCAAATACCAGACCCCAGCCCATGCCTCCCTTGCTCGTAGGACCCAGAAGTTCATTTTGGGCGTACACTCTTGCAGCTCCGCCCCCAAACAGCTCAGTAGGATCTATTTGCGCCTTTCTGTCATGCCTTTCATTAGCCGCGGCGGTCCACATATCCATCTCTTTTCCAAAATTAATTACATTAAACAAATCTTGAAATTGCCCACCCTTTTCCAGCGACTCTCGGAAGTAGGGGCTAATTAGATTTTGGGTCTCTACCCCCAGCTTTTCCTTAATGGTTTTGTCTGCCTTCTGGAGACGCGTAAAAAATTCAGCTTCGCTCTCGGGCCCAATTTTGGTGCCACTTGGCGTTTGCTCCTTAAATAAGTTTCTTATAACTGAGGTAATTTCTTCAACAGTGAAAGGCTGTCTTGCTGACGCGAATCTCTGTACTTCCTCACTCTTCTTTTGACTTAAGTTTTGAGCCCTTAACTCTATTAGCGACAATTGAGTGTTTAGATTTATTTTTTGTAGCTCAAATAAAGTGTCTTTTTCTGCATCTGTCTGATCTTCTAGCGTGGTACTCATTTGCTTGAGTTGCTCATCGCTGCGTACTAGGATTGCCTTAATCGCTTCTCCATGAAAACCCATTGGGTTTTCCGTCATTGCCGCAATTACACTATCATATCGCTCCCTCACATTGGAGCCCGCATTCATTTCCCTCGTTTCTACAAGTAGATCTCGTAAAACTTTTTCCGTATCCAACTGGCTCTGCTTATTGATTAATTGCTCTTGAAACCTCATCAATGAATCAGTGGCCTCGTTTTTCGTCATGCTCCCCTGAACTCTAGCGCTCCCCAGGCTAGCCTTCCGCATAGTTGTTAAGGTTTTACCCATTCTTTTGAAAGACTCCTGAACTAGTCCCATGTTTTTATTCATGGAATTTGCAGCACGCTCCAGTTCTCCCGCCAGATTCTGAACCACCGTAGTAATTCCTGAAATGGCCAGATTCATTTTGGCAGTACTTTGTAGTATACTACCTTCTGTGTTGAGAGCTGTTTTGACTACGGTCCTAAGTTCGTTGAAGTCCAAAGCTTCCGTTAGCCTTGAAACATCTTTAGAGGTAAGTTTAAATGTATTAAGCAGTACCTTGCGTACGTCGCTCATGGTTCCCCCTGCTAGTTGAGAATACGCCGCTCTTATTTGGTCCCTAGTGAGCTCTACCGACCTACTTAGTTCATTCCCCATGCCTTGTAGATCCTCTGAGCCAATGCGGTCTCCCCATCCATCACCTCTCCCACCCATCCAGTTCTCATTTTCTTCATCTAGAGTAGCGGCAGTCTTTATTACGTGAGAAATAGCCTCTCGCTTTTCCGCGGTTTTACCCATATTGGCAACTACCTTGCCCAATGCCTCCATGTCTCCTGCGGCACCTACTATTTGAGCGCGGACATCGGGATCTATAATATTATTGAAACTTTCGGCCAGTTCTTGTTGTAATTTCAGTTGATTTTTTAAATCTCCAGTTCTAAAGGCATCGTTTAATTTGGCCTGAGTTTGCACATAGGCGTCGGTGGAATTTATCAGTTGGCGCCGCTTATTGTTTTCATCGTCTAAATCTTTCGTAATCCCTTCCACTGACTCTTTAGCTCCCTCCAGTGCGCCTTTCCAGGCCATTACTCCAGTTACCACGGCGGCAATTCCTATGGTTACAGGGTTAAGTCCCAGCATCATGGGAGCCAATGCTCCCATCCCTAATCCTTGCAGACCTCCTTTGACTGCCCCCGTTTCTTGATTGGAAACCTCAATTTGCTCCGCAATCATGGGGGCAAGAAAGCTGACTGCCATACCCCCCATTTGAGCACGAGCCGCCCGCTGTTCCTTCTTCATCTCTTTTCGTTGCTCTCTCGCGTCTCTTTCCATAGCTCGCGGATCACCCGCGCCTACTGTTTCAGGTGCTGCTCCAGGCGTTGCAGACGGAACGGTTACGCTCGGAGTTGGCTGAGGTGTTGAACCACCCCTCCTACTCGGCTTCCTTTTCCTTTCTATAAGCTTCCTCATGTCCTTCTTCCCTGCGGCCAATTGTTTTTCCCAATGCGTCCTCCCTCCCTCAGAAAGGTCGGTCCTCTTCAACTGTGCGTTTGCTTCATTGATCCTATTTTGAATTTTCCGTTCCTGCTTCGACATAGCAAAATTAGGAATCATTCCTGAGGCGCTTAATCCCATGGTAGCGAACCCGCTCGTCATAGCCTCTTGGCTTAAGGCGCTATTGCTAATTGCCTCCCGCAGGCTTTCACCACCCCCCAAATGTTGGTTAATTGCATTAGAGAGGGTCCCCTGTTTCGCAGGATCATAAACCCCAAACCCATAAGATCCCGTGGCCTTGAGGCGCTCATCAAATCCTACTGCAGCCGCTCCCGATAAAGCCCTTTCGGTATCTATGGCCGTTTCTATTTCATCATATATGTTAGTGCTAAAATTGGGAACAAAACCTCCCCCGAAAAATGGCATAACAATGTCGTCAATTTTATTTAAGTCTATTTTTTGTAAAGCTGGGTATTTTTGTAAAAGCTTCACAAGCTCTAACCCCGACAAATCCTTTAGGTTCTTTAATTTTTCTAGGACATTTTTAGGCAATTTCTTTAATGTATCCTTCCAGCCAGGCTTTGAGAAAGAGAATCCAGGGGGAAGCCTAAAAGGAGTCCCTCCTCCTGCCGCCGAAAAAGGATTAGGCGCCGCGATGGATGCGGCAAAATTAGGAATAAGCCCCTCGTTTAGTTTTCTTATTTTTACTCCATATTGTTTTCTCAATTTAGAAAGGAAAGCGAATTGATTAAGGGGTGCTCTTTTTACCCCCGCTAGCTGCTTGGTTGATCTCGGATCAAGACTGTGCGCTCCTCCCGACAGACGCATATTTCTGTTGGCTAATAGTTGCATGTTGGACTTGTATAAGTATTCTCTCGTTCCTCCCGTTCGCATAGAGGCCTCTAAAAGTTTTTTTGACATAGGCGACAAGCCCCCCGCCTTCGTCTCTCCCATGGCACTAAGGGCCATAATTCTATCGCCCGAACCCGCCTTTAGTGCCTGCATTAGATCGGCGTCGCTTTTAATGAAACGATCCATTCCAAATTTATTGGCACCCCAATAGGTTTTTCCCGCACCCGATGGACCTATGGCTACGTCAATAGGCTTGCCGCTTTCAAGTAGTTTGTTTAAGGCGTTAGGGTAGGGTTTCTTTCCGCTACCGCTAAAAACATCACTATCCCAAACCCATGTCGCAAAATTAGGAACAAACCCATCTGCAAGAGTGAAAGGTCTTCCAGCTCCGAAACGACCTCCTTTGCCTTTGGAGGGAATAGTAGGCATTTTTTTACCAGTCGTTACAAATTTACCCCCCTTACCCTTCTTGAAATAACCTCCGCCCACAACAATAGAATTAAAAATCTTTTTAAACATATGAGGTTTGTCCGTGGGATTAATTGACGCATCTATCCAGTCCCCCGTAAGGCCTGGGAAAAGCCCCCCTTTTTTAAGGTGCGACACTTGCCCAGTCCCCCTGGCATAATCAAAGCTTCCAGTTTCCTTTTTAAAAGCAGGAAGCCTTAGGGCCATTTGAACAGCCGTTTCAAAAATAGACCCCACTGCCCCCGATATGCCACCTTCGCTGGCGAACTTTTGAAAAAGATGCTTTCCAGGGGTCATAAGATTAGAGAGGGCCGTGGCTTTATTTTTTGACCAATTCCTTACTGAGCTTTCTATATTCCCCATTTGCTGGGCGGCGGGACCACTCTTGTCATAACCGAACATGCGGTATCCCATTTTTATCTTTCCAAAGCCAGGAACGTCGTGTTCTCCTTGTTGTATACCCCTTAAGCCAGGTGTTGGAGCAATAACGCTTGCGGTTTGAGGGGAGGTGAGTCCAAAAATAATTCGCTGGGCCTCAAGCCTTTTTGTATTCTTGGCGGAGGCTATAGACCCCGCTATTTTCTCCGCCTTCTTTTGCCCAACAAGCTTCCGAGCGTAAGCAAAATCCGAAGAGGAGGGATTAAAACCTGCTGGCGACTGACTTAGCTTACCTCCCATATTACTTAATTGTCTAGCACTCAGCTCTTCAATTTGCGCATTCGTCATACGACGAGGGGTTAATATAGGTGGGGCCGCAAAGTTTGGAATAAAGCCCGTGGCCCGACGCTTACTAACAGTATGTCCCTCGTGGTTCCTAATCTTGGCAGCAATCATATTTTTCATATAAGGGCGAGTAGTTAGGGCCTTCTGAAACATGGTGCTAACAGTTTTATTCCCCTTGCTTTCCATGATGTTGTACTTTACGTCCACATCTTTTGTTTTTGCTGGAAGCCCTAATGTGTATTTTCCTTTTGCCGCTCGCCAATTAGGAATATCCCACGTCCCTTCTTCGGGTAAATCTGACATTCTTAATCCTTGCAGTATAGCCGCTTCAAAGATTCGGCCTAGGCCCTGATTTCTCCCCACTTTATCCATGGCGCTTTCGAGATTGGTATGAACCATTTTAGGTTTATTACCAGCCCCAAACCCCAGAGATGCAACGAACTCTTCAAATTGAAAATGCTTTTTTAGTTGGGCACGAAAGTCGGCTTGCCTCAATCCTCCAACAGGAAAAGAAAAGTCGGCGTAGTAATTACCTTTGTAATCTCCAATTCCTAGTAGGCTTTTTGTAACCTTGTTAGTGAGTCCCACTCTCCCCTTGGCGGTAAAGGCGTGTCCCATACCTTTTGGAGCCTGAGAAACTACCGCTCCCACATTAGGGGCAAAGGATCCGACCCTCTGCGCTCCTTTTTGTTTGCCCGAAACGATGCCCTTACCCTTAGTGAAAGTCATTTCCCGCGGAGGGGCCTTGCGGAAATTGGGGATAAAGCCGCTGGCGCTCATAAATATCTCTTCGGCGACTGCAGAGGACATCCCCAGTTTGCCCCCTAGTTTTTTTAAGTTTTCCTGTTTAGCCGCCCCATAAGTAGGAAGTATCATATCTCTCCCTTTAGAGTTTAAGCCCATATGGGCGAGATCTTTGGCGCTATGCTTTACTTCTCCCGTGTTGTAAACATAGCGGCCGCCCGCATCTCTTCCATCCTTAGCTTGTATCCCTTTGGGCGCCCCTAAGGTTACTCCTTGGAGCACCTCCATACTCTTGGCTAGTTTGGAAAAGTTGGGAACATGTCCGTCTGCTCTAGGTTTTAGAGCACTAGCGGCCCTTTTAGTCTTCCCAACAACATGACCCTCCTTACTTACCGCGACTCCCTTTAGGCCAGGAAGCCCTGACAGACTGGCTAAAAAACTTGCCTGCCTCTGTCTTTCTGCGGTTTGTTGCCTAAGGAGGTCTAGGACTATTTTTTCCTTTTGAGCTTGAGTAACCCCAGCGGCCTGGAGTTTGTTCATGGCATTTTCTTCTTTTATTAAAAGTTGAAGAATCGCTTCCTCTAAAGCCCGCCTGCGTTGAGTTTCAGTATTGACCGCAAAAATAGACTTTACCGCATCGGCCCCCAATTTACCCATAATGGTAAAGAGCTTTAAAAATGCCCCACCTATAAGAATTAACCCTGGCCCCGCAATATATGCTCCAATACCCTTCATGAAACCCTGTGCTAATTTATTGCCTTCTTGGGGGTCTAGAACTTTATTAAAGAAATCGGCAATACTTTGAATCATTCCTAAAATTCTTTCCACTCCTGGGCCCGCAGTCAACTCTCCTATGGCTGCACTCATTTCCTTTACGCTCATGGCGGTCTGATGGGCCATGGCCGCAATTGTTTTATTGTATTCTTCATTTCTTCGAGTGGCTTGGTCTGTAGTGTTGTTGGCCGTTGATAATGCCCTGTTGTAAATTCCGTACTGTCCCGCCATATCCGTCACCAAGGCTTTTAAGTTATTTACCTGCCTTACCCCTGCAACCTGTTCTGCGGTATAGGCCCTCTGTTGGTCCGTAAGCGATTGATACGCTTTGGCATAATCCCTAAGAATTGCCGTAGCCGACCTCAAGCTTCCATTTGCATTTTCTGTGGCGACCCCAATGTCCTCTAGTGCACTTCTGACGCTGGAACGCTGGAGCCTGGTAAAGATGGTTTTAAAAGCATTGCCAATAACCGCCCCACCTCGTGCTGTTTGCTGCTGTACTGAAGTTACAATAGCCAGCAGCTCATTAAATTCAACCTTCGCGGCTTGAGCTGATGCCCCTGATCGACTAATAGCATCCGCAAGATCTCGTGAGCTCACCGCAAAAGCCGCGTCCACGTTAGCGAGGCGGTTTACAATGTCCGTACTCCCCAGGGCTTCTTTATTAAAACCATTAATTGCGGCAGTCAAATACTTAACCGAATCCGTGGCTGCCAATCCTGATAGACGAGTTAAAACCATGGCGTCATTTAAGCGCTTTAAGGTCTCGGCTGCCGTTAAGCCCTGTCGAGAGAATTCAGTAGCCGCATCACTAACTTCACTAAATGCTTGCCCTGTATTCCTAGCAACATCAAAAAGATCGCTCCCAAACTTTTGTAGATTACTACTCGTTAATTTAAAAATACTATTTAATTCAGTCAGGTTTTTGTTTAGTTCTATACTATCTTTTACTAAAGCCTTAAATGCATTACCTACTGAATTGATTACTCCCACTGCAGCGCCAAACGCAAAAACACGAGCGGCAGATGCATCTAGGGATTTCTGGAACTCACTCATCTGACCCGTGATGCGTCCCAGAGGCATGGCAAAACCCTTGGGGTCGAGGGTTAGTTTCATAGGACGACGCGACAAAGTACGCTGGGCCGCATTCGCATCATTAATAATGCTCTGCGACAGCCCAACCTGCCTTACCCGCATTGTTATATCATCACGTGCCATAATCCAATCCTTAGTTTTATATACACCTAAGAGCGGGGTTTTACCCCAAATCCTTCATAGATAAATTACCACCCTTTTCTTTTGCTAGGTCAAATATACTTCGAGTGGTTCCATCCTTGATTCCCATACTCTTGAGATCTTCCTCATTTGCGCCCACCATACTATAGCCGTCTGCCTCCTGAGCCTTCTGCCTACTATCCTGAGTTTTCTTTTGACTCTCTGCGAAATCTAACAGCTTATCGGGGTCATCCGCTACATGATCAGGAATATCAGCAACGTTTTCAAAGATAGACTTAAACACCTTTCCGTAGTTCAGTAAGTTAACCTGATAATACGTGAGTTCTGAGATTGGATTTTTAAAAAAATGCGCAGGGTTGTCTCCAGCGAGATTATAGTAATTCACGAAAAAAGGAGCAATGGCTATTTTCTTAATATTCTCGGTGTCCAGCGGCCCCATGGCTTGGTTGTATATTCCCACTAGTTCATAAAGCTCCGATTTATCTAGTTCTTCAAACTCTTGTCGAGTAAAGAGGGGCTCGAGGCGCTCAGTGGAACAAAAGGCTAAAAATATACTATAATCATTAGAACGACCATCCGCAAATTTTTCACACGTATTTGTGAGCAAACTCTCCCTGATCTTTATCTTTTCCGCCAACTCTTCCCGTGCCTCGTCAAGCTGTTTTGACAACTGTTCAACTTGACTGGGGATTATTAGATGCTTGCGGCTTTGCCTGAGTCCATCTACATACTGCTTCTGCTTCTCAATATCTTTTTCTTCTTTATCGGACCACGCCCCCTCTTCTATTAAGGTTTGTAAGGCTTCCTCTTCGCTTGGCAGTCCTTGCTTGGATGCCCGAGCGTAGATTTCGTCATATTTGTCCTGAATCTCAAACTGTTCTTCAATCCCAAAATGCTTTATATATATTTTGGTTTTTCCCCACTTGGCTATACTATAGCCTTTTACTATTTGCGCGTAGAGCTTATTTAATTGGCGCGCACTCTTTTCTTCAGCCGACATCTTCGGCCGCCATCTCTTGATCCACTTCCTCTAAAAGGGAATCAAAATCTTCTTGAGTTTGCACGCCACTCATATACCAAATAGTTACCAACGAACTTAGCTTGTCAATTGAGGCCCAATAAATTTCATCTTCGGCCTCCTCTAGTTCCTTGTATGATTCATATTTTTCCTCAAAGTTGTCCCCGCGAAATAAAGGCACCATATCAGCGTCCTCAGCTTCCCCCTTGCGGAAATGGGCAAGATGCATTAAATACCATGTAATAGTCTTGTTTCGGGCTTTAATGTCGGCAGTATGTTCGAACATGCTTGCCTGTACTGTTTCAAAGTCTGTAAGCTCTTTCCTGATTAACCCCAAATCTGCGACCGCTTGCTGCAACCTCTCCTTGTCTCCTTGGGTCATTTCTTCTTGAGTTTTTAGTCCATAGCGCTGGACCGATTGCTGTTTTTCATAAAGCTTTACATAGAGCTGTGCGTACCTTTCCTTTTCCTCTACATCTAGGGTTCCCCCTACGTCCACATGCTGCTTAGCCAGCATAGCTCTCGTAAGGAGTCCCATTTTGATAAACTTATTAAGCCAAATACTATAGAACATATCCCCATCTTCAAGCTGTGTGCGACTAGGTCTTTTGAGCACAATACGCACAGGAGTTTCTTCCTTACTGTCCCTCTGCTCGATAACTATCTTTTTTTCCTTAACGGTCTGCATTTCCTTAACGGCCACCTTTTCCATTTTGCCCGTTTCCTTATTCTTCCTGCGGCGTTCGACTTCTACTTCTTTTTCCACTTCCACTTCTTTTTCCACTTCCACTTCTTTGGTGGTAGTCTCTTCGATAGAGATATTAAACGCGTATAGTTCCCTGTTCTTTTTTGCCATAGTAATTACCTTCCCTATAATACAATTATAAATTTAAATTTATACTATAATTTTCCATATCCCCCAGAGTCTGTCGCACGCAATCATTTCCTGCATCCAGTATCTTTTTTCGGAGATACTCCATTTTGGCATCATCAAGACAATTAGCCTGATCAACTACCTCTCCCTCGTCGGGAAATACCCTTTTGAGTTTAGCGAAAGAAGTTTGGTTCTCGTAGTATAAATCTTCAGTAACCACTAAGAAAGCCTTATATAGGTTTACTATATTCCGATTGACCTGAAATTCCAGCAGATCCCTTGCGTCATCTATTCCGTGAGCCATATACCGTGTCCTACTTATAGTAAGGACTGTTTTAAAAAAATTCCATTAAGTCGCAATAGTTCTAGCGCTATACCAGTCAACCAAGGTAATATTGCCCCTCAATACATCCCCCTCGCTAACCTCGACATTGCGGTCTTGCACAAAGCCGTCGCAGGTTAACGCTTCATTTTCGAATTCTCCGCACAAGCCCCCTACGTTAAAGGTGAGATCAGCCTGCTTTGGGCAGATGCTTGTATAGTCTACATCTACGCCATCACAGGCGCTGGAGATGCATGACTGTAGGTTGTTCCCTTGAGCTGTAGCAGTCACTGTTTCATCCGAAAAATCAAGATGAATAGGAAAGGCACTATTGAGTTTGTAAATGCTAATAAGTGATCTACTCGCCTCCCAATTAAAATTAAAATATTCACTACTGAGTCCTGCGGCAGAAGAGACTGCTGTTTTAGAGCCGTGACCAAGCTCCTTGTAGTTGTCGGGGGTTAAGGGGCCTTTTTCGGCTGCAGCCGCAATCCCATCGTTAGGACCTAAACAGCTATAAAAATTTCCGCCCGCACTACACTGCACAATTGAATTTGCTTCAGCACTAAAGTTTAGGGTGGTCATTACCGCCTTCGTATAGGAGTTTCCTCCAAATACTATTGTAATTTTACTGTCCCAATTTTTTCTAAAAGTATTCAGAAGGAGATTCATACCCTGGGTATAAGTAAAGTCTACGTTCCACGTCCCCTCTATCGGCCCATTGGCGGCAACCGCTATCGCTCCATTATAGCCTAAGGAATTTACCCTTTGAAGAGGAATGGATTCCGACATGGTTGCGCTTGTTGCAAATATCTCCGTATCATCAATATCAATCGGAAGCTTCGTAAACCTTATAAAATCTGCCATAATAATCTCCTTATCAATATATACACAAGTTTAATATAAAATTCGTCAGTTAATTAAATCTTTTATTCCCGTTACGCTTGTTGCGTATGCTCGATATTCAATGGTGGCTGTGAGGGCTTGGTCAATACTCCCCACCTGATTATAGGAAATTAATCTAGCTTGGGGAGCCTTAAAGGTTCTTATACCACTCCCTAAGCCACAGGTGTTATTACAGTCATTTAATTTAATCTCTAGATCCTGCCTCTGAGGTTGACAAATAAATTCCAAAAACTTTTTCCCCTTGTAATCATCTACCTCTAGATCAAACGTTATATCAATAGGAATAGGATAATTAACAATGAAGTCCTGGGGACTCCACTCGTCTCCCATTTTATGCAAAGGAGTGCGCTCAATAATAATACTATAGCTATAAGCTTGCACTCTATTACTTTCGTAACCGCTTACGTTAAGCGAAATATCGCCAGGCCGAGCAACGTAAACAGGATTGTCTTTGGCGACAGACCTTCCCGTGGGAACTCCTGCGGCCCCAATGTTTCCACCAAAAACGGTCATGCCGAAATCTAAAGTGGGCACTTGATTAATTGAACAAGCGGAGCTATAGCTATCGATAAAACCCCTATCAAAAGCAAAAGCTTTATTTTCATCATATATCAAATGACCACTCAGCCCAATTTTATCTTCCTTGAAAAAGCCCGTCAGGGGATCCTCGTTTGTCACAACAATTCGATCCACATTAAAATTTGCCTCAAGGGTTCTCACCCCAGGATCTTCGTTTATTATGGCGCCCCCCTGCCCCAGAGCCCTCACGGGCTCTATTGGTAAATTATATGTACCTTCAGCGGACTGAACGCCCGCAAGCTCCATGCCAGAAATAAATACCCTTTGATCTGCGTAAATATTTCGGCCGTATTTACAATACCTTTCCATACCTATTATATTATATAATACACTTTACACAACAAAAAACCCGCGACAAGCGCGGGTTTCTTGAAAGAAGCTTTAAGCTGCTCTTAGCACTGTTCTCCGTCCTGTTGCCAGGTTGGTACGACATCCGAAGATCCGCAAGGAGTATTACAGCTCCCGTCACCAGTTCCGCATAAAGCGACACCTGGATGGGCTCGACTGATTCCTACAGAAACCAAATCGGTAGGAGCACCATAAGTAACGGTTTGAGTACCCTTTACGGCAGTTGTGCCGTTAATGAATACTCCGTTAGTGGTATCTTGAGGGCCTCCGACTTGACCAACAAAGGTTAAGTCTACGGTCTTGTTTGCACCAATGCTAGAAGTAAAGTTCTGTGACTCTAATTCTGCATTCTTAAGAACAAACTGAAGATTATGATTACCTTCGGTGCAGGAGTCTCCTACTGCACAGGTTTTCATGTTAATAGTAATGTCGCGTTTATTATTGCCGCAAATTAGATCCGTGAGGTTTCCTTCCTCAATGTCGGTCAGTTGGGCCGAAACGCTCATCGTGGCATTCACGGGAAAATCAATTTCTCGTGCGAATGCATAACTGTCTCCCAAACGTTGGATCGGAGTCCGACCAATGGGCATGTCGAGAGTAAAGTTCTGGACATTCATAGCGGAACGAGCGTCTGTATCTGAAGGGGTGCCAGGTAAAACGGCGCCGCCCATTTGAAGATCAGTACTACCAAAGTCCATGTGAACGTCTCCAGGGCGTAGGGCTGCAACGTCCATTTCGCCAGTAGTACTCTTAGGAACAACAACTGTTCCGCCTGCCTTACAACCGCTAGAATTTACTGCGGGATTCGCAAAGCCGCTAGAGCCTATATTAAAGGAAATGTTATTCGCGTCAACTGTGACGCTGGCACTAGGAATATCTCCCACTGCCGCTGTAACACTATAAGCACTAATAAAGCCATTGCCAATGCCAATAACTCCATTACAGCCTTTTTGGGAAGTACTATAGGGATCGCTTTGGGTTGCATCCGCCCCTTCTGCTACGGTAAGAACGTAGTAGTTCTGTTCGTCGCGCCTGTTTGCCATGATGCCAGATACCGTATTAACGGTGCCATCTACAATAAAGCCGAGGGTGCGTTCGTTTTTACCATCAGCTAGTAAGTATGTAAAGTCTAAGCTAACAGTGGGGGAATCGATAATTTCCCTTTCAAGTGCAGCAAGTCTGCCAAATTCATTAATATCCGTGCGGGCGATGTCAATGCTATGGGAAACGTCCTGAACCCTATACAGTTGTTGAGGAGTAAGGCCCGAAATCGTTTCTGCGTTCCACGACTTTGGCCCACCTACTTTACAACCCGTTTTAATGGGCCCAACGTATAAAGCTTCCGATTGATAAATTACTCTATTTCTTGCCATAATTAAATAAGTGTTTAGTGCCTGTATTGATAATTACATCTTTTTGCCGTAAATGAGAAGTTTTTTTATGGAATATAGGACCCTGAAATAATTAAGCCCTTGTCGGTCTGCGTTTGAGCCCCTAGCTGTGTGGTAAATCTTAAGTCTATCATTGCCTCCTCATCCAAGGTAGAGACTATGGATTGCCCCTCGAATACGGCCCCTTTGATTATAAATTTCATGGAAGGATCATTGGTATTTGCGCCCGAACATCCCAAGCAGGGAGGCTTAAGGTTAATAGTGATATCTCTAGGCGTAGGGCTACAAACTTCATTAATAAGGTTTCCCGAATGAACATCGGTAAGAAGGGCGCGACAATTAAACTGAATGTCTACGGGAACTTCAAATTCTTTTTTGGGTCCCCCTCCGAGGGACTCTTCCTCCTCAAGGTCGAGGCTAGCATTTATATTAAATTCACTAATATAAACCTCCTGGAGAGATGGGGCGGTATTACCAGGAAGAACAGGGCCTCCTTCAGCTAGCAAGCTGGGACCAAAATCCAGCGTAATATCCTCAGGTCTTAATACGGGAGTATTTGCGGTGCCCGTGCTTGCGGCAGGAATGGTAACAACGCCCGACCTTAAACACATGGTGCTAGTATTTACGGCAGGATTAGGAATCCCTGAAGATCCCGTAACAAATAGAATATTAGCCCCCTCATAATCCAAAGTCGTAGAGGGAATCGCCCCTACCTCAGCCTCTACCTGATAATTAGTAAGCATTCCATTGCCCAATGCCACCACCGAATGTTTTTCTCTTTCGGCCTCGGTATAGTTGGCTGCCTGAACGGCATCTTTTTTTTCGCTTACAGTTAATAGGTAAAAGTTTTTCTTTATACCAGAGATGTTCAAAAAATTCTTGGTTCCATCCACACTAAATCCCAGCGCATGCTCGTTTTCACCCTTCCCCAAGAAATATCTGGTCCTCAAAAGCCCTATGGGTGAGTGGGGAGAGGTGTACCCTAACGCAGCAAGTCTACCAAATTCGTTTACAGGTTCACGATTAACATCCGAATCGATGTTTACCAGTTGAGTTTTTTGTATTTCTGTGGGAACTAAATCTGCATCACCATTGGCCCCACTTTGGCCCGACCCTACATAAAGAGCTTGGGACTGAAACGTTATTCTGCTTCTAGCCATTATGGCCTCGGATATCTAAAGTTGGAAAGGTCAAAATCAAGAAAGCCAATACGTACCCCGAGAGGGATGGATTTATTGGTTCTATCAAAAAGCTTTGAAGCTGTTACGCTCTCTATATATAGCTGGGGACTGGATTCGTTGGCGTTGACAATACCTGTATATGTATAAGGCGGCTCTTTTATGTGAAAAAATTCCCCATAAGGGAAATCGGAATAGCTAATAATGGGAAAGGTCTCTCTCGCTGCATCTCTAAACATAGAAACCATTCCATCTAGCGTATAATTATCCTCTACTATAGCCACCACCCTCACAAAAGCCTTGGTGTCCTCTAAACCCCCCAATGCCCTCGGATCATTTTGGGATCCGTTGTAGCTAATAAATGCCGCAGGCAATGTATATTTTCTTCCGTTTAAGTTATTTTTATCCTGAAGGTAAGTATTGCCGTAGTCGTCTACATAAAAATCATTGTTCATTATCAAATCTTCTTCAGAATCATTAGTTATATAAACATTAACCTCTTTAGTATTAAATGCGCCAGTTATAGGAGTACCCGACGCAACCGAAGCTCCGCTTTCTATTAAGACTCGGGCTTCATTTACATCTATGAGCAGGCCGCTGGTTCCTTGATTAATCTCTACACCATCTATATAAACCCCCGAAGGAACTCCTGTTCCCTCTCCCACTAATTGCCTAAACGGGGCATAGAAAGCATCGAGGTTAGGTGGAATATCATCGGCATCTTCTGCGGTCCCCGCCACCTTTTGAACAAAACTTATTCCCGTGGCTTGCGTAATGTAAGACTCATTGCGGCGAACAAGCACATCATCAAACCATAGATAAAAGCTGGACAAAAGTTCGTGATCAAATTGGCTTTTCATAATTAAAGGGCTCCCATAACGTCATTAACGAAGTCGGTTAATATTTTACTTAAATATTTTACACTCCTAAATGACCCTGAGTTTACCTCCACTTTCGCTTGAATACCTCCGCCTGATCGCCCCTTAGGCGCGCTCCCTACTAGATATTGGCCTAGTCCAGGAATACCTCGTTCGATTCCCTCGGCCCAACTCAAGCCAGGCGCCCACGGCATAGGGCTTATTTCGTAGAGTTTATCTAAACTGGGTATCTTTACCTCGAAGTCTATAATAACATCTTTATTACTCTTCCGAACTTGCCTTATCTCTAATTGTTGGGCCAGATATATGCGTATCGCCTGTGTAGGACTTTCCGTGCGATCAAAGCCTATGAACCCAAAAAGGTTTGCCTTGTTGTTTGCGCCCACTAGAGTATTGCTTAAATTTCTGGCAGTGGGCCCTCCTTCTATCTCCCTTGTGACGGGATGGGCCGAGAAGTTGGCCAGCATTATTTTTTGCGCCTCTTTTACTATTTCTCTAATTTTATTCTCAAACTGCCGCGACAGCTTAGGGCTGGCCTGTCTGGCTAGAGTTCTCGAGAGTTGGGCTCTGTTGATTATCATGACAATTATTGGTCATTGCGCTGTAAATACAATACATAAAACAATACCCCAAAGGGCCCCGCTTTAGCAGGGTCACTAACTATCTTAAAGAGCTCTCCATCTATCTCTATGCGGGGAGCGGTTTTTATAAGATCGTATCCCGTTTGATCCAGCTTGAGCCTGACGGTTCCTTCAGGAAATCTAACGTTTACCTGGGCGCCGAAGTCATTGACCAACTCTTCAGGCTGGGTCCCGACATATTTAATGCGAGCGGTGGTGCTGTATTTTTCGACTTCCTTGATTTCTCTGCTGGAATTTTTGAGCCTGCTATACAGGGCATTGTAAGCGCTGTTTGTGGCCACAAATACCCCCTGCTTGGTCTTATATATATAGATATCCCGAGCAAAGGTTTTATGCATGTTTTTGAAAACGTCCTGATAGGCCGTTTTTTCAGCATCCGTTAGATAGCTAGTTGCCATTAAGCTGGCTCTCCATCATTACCCGCCACTTGACGAGGTACCGCTTGGTACATGTTATAGTTATGAATTAATCGCTTAAGTTCGTCGGTTGCATCCTGTGCAAAACCTCTTACAATCCTAGATGCCTCATTCTTTTGACTGGCAGAGAGAATGATGGCCTGTCTCTGAATTTGAGTATCTCCTTCCCGCAAAGAGGTCCATTCCGTCAGGGTATAGTCGCTGCTAGTTGTTCCCGAGGTTTGAGTAGTACTAACGGTGTTCCGAAGTATTTTTCTCGCTTCTTTATTATAATACTCTTGAAGAAAAACTTGCTTATATATGGCCTCTTCCTCAGGTTGCCATATCCACCCTGATGCCTTTGCCCCAGTCTCGGGCAGTGCGCATATATTGCCGCTATTGAAGCTGGTATTAATTAAAACATTGAGCATTCCTACGTTCGCGCCCAACCAGCCTGATGTAGAACTAAGTAAGGAGGCCTTCTCCGTACCCGTAATATAATCAAACTCGGTTTCGACGACAGAGGTAGCAAGTTGCCCAATGGGGTTCATTAATTAGAGGCCTTTTTTTGTGAGATCCAAAACTTTTTCAAGCTTGTCCTTGGAAAGATGGCTTCCCACCGATTTAGCGCCAGGTAGAACCACGTGACGCCCTTTTCCTTGGTTATAGGCTTGAAATTCTTTTGCCATTTTTGTTTTAAGCGCCGTACGAGTACCACTGGGGAAAACTCCAACTTTTACCGCAAATTCCTGAAGCTCCCACATATTCATTTCCGACATGCGAGCCTCAAGCACCTCAAGGCTAGTAGTGCCATAAGGGTTGGTTTCTTTTATTCCTACGAGTTGTTCCAGGTCTTTAATTTGCTCCACCGTATGCTTTCCGTCAATGTAATTGAGAGATTCTAGCTTGCGGGGAGAAGCACCTTGAGAAGGGCTTTTCGATTCCTTTTTCCCTTTTGGGGTAGCAGCCTTAGAGGCGCGTTTTTTGGTAGATTTTCTGTTTTCTTTAGACATAATAATACCTTTCCTTATCCTAAAAGGGATTACACAAAAGTCCACTCCACGTGAACAACAAAAAGCCCGCCACTAGGGCGGGCTTCTTGAGCTAAATACGCCTTTTTCTGGAATTAAACTTCCACGCCGAGGATAGCACGGTTATCAAGAACCATGCGGCCTTCCTCGAGCGAACCGTAGTAACCGATCTTCTTTTGGCGAACGCTATATTGGTCGTCAGCCAAGAGATTGAACTCGGAACCGCTTTCGCTGCTAACGCTAACTGCGCGATAGAGAGAAGAACGATTAAGGTTCAGTGCGAGAACTAGGTCGTCCCTGGCGTTGCCTGCGAGGTTATCATAAATTGCCTCAAATTGCTCTCCAGGTCCGAGTTGGTAAACCTCCATAATGTTGACTCCGAAGAAGTTAGCCATTTCACCCGAATCATTGAAGAGTCCAGCCCTGATAGAATCAGGAGCTGCAACACCCCAGCCAGTTTGGTTTGTGCTTACGCCACTGCTGGCACCATAGGTATTGATTGGGTTATAGGCCATTCCGCGAATGTCCTCGATTACTTCGGGACTAACCAGAAGGTCAGTAATTCCCTTGCGGTCTACATCAGGAGTGCCACCACTCCACGATTCGTTAATGCGCTTAGAGCGAGTCATAAGAGCATTAAGGTCAGCCAAAAGGAAGCGGCCAGGTTGCTTGGAGACCAAGACGTGGGAGGTTCCTTGACTTTCGGTATCAGCCAACGTGCCCAAAATGAGATTGGCGCTGGTCTTCTCTTGCTTAAGAAGAATTTCCTGCGCTACTCGGGTAAACGTCTTACCAACAACATCGAGGCGGCTCTTGGCAGCATACCGACGATCAAAGCTTACGGCACTATCAAGATTGTAGGTCGTGAACTTAAGTTCGGTAGCGGTAGGAGCCACTTGGTTGGTAGGAAGCCCACCAGGCATAGATTGGCTATAAACCGTAATGTAGTCATCATCCGTGATGTCGTAATAGAGATCAAGGGGGATACTGGGGTTATCATCCTCATTAAAAGTGAGGGTTTCAAATAAATTACTTAACACGGGGGCATTATTAATAACCTCCGCAAGTACGGGTCCGATAAATTCGGCCAGTGCAGCTTGAGCTTCGTAGGCTGTGTCGCGATTGTTCGACGCCATAGCCTTAATCAACTCGAGTTGTTCATCAGTTCTTTTTAGAGTAATCTTCATGTTATTTTTTTCTCTCTTGTTGAAGGGTTTATCCAAGCCTTACAATGGCATAGTAGCCTGTTGATCCTGCCGAACCAGCAAACTGATCAGGTTGATTGATGGCCGTACGGTGTCCCGTAGCCATAACCATGCCCAAACTATTGCTGTCGCTTGCGGCACAAGCGTCAACTTTGCCTGCGGTGCTCGCAGCCTTGAACCCGCTACCAGGTACCCAGTTATCTTTGCTTGTGGTGGCAGAAGCGCCATTGGTGTTATTCCCGTCAAGCGCGAGAGTAATAACTCCCCTAGTGAGAACGGGTACTGATTCACCCGAAAGTACGGATTGGGTTTCAAGCTTCTTCTGCGGATAGTAGAGAAGCTTCTCCCCATTCTCGTCCTTGAGGGCGGTTTGATACAAAGTCACGCCGAGGACAGTGCCCTTTTCTGCATCTGCTGCAGCTGCGTCAACTTTGAGCGGTACAATCGGATAACCATCTTTGCCCAAATGCGGTATGTTCGACGTATTCCAGCTAATGCTAGAAGGCGTGTCATGCTGATACTGAATGGGGCCTAGGTTAAGATTGCCCGAAGTCACCGACACAAAAACTCCTGCGTCTCCACCACCCGAACTGTCCGTGCTATCATTGCACGTTGCGTTCGAGTACATGTTAACGACGTCTTGCTCGGCGTACTGTCTGAATGGTAGTAGTCTTAGTGCCATAGTGTTAGTACTTTATAGTTAAATTGTCTTGGTTAAATGCTGATTTGAAACGTTGCCGAAGAGTATCTTCCTCTTGGCTAATTTCTTCGTTAGTGTTTGGAATTGTAGCTGTAGCTTGATCGGCATTATCCAGGGCTTGGTCAACAACCTCTTCCTCGCTTTGAGGTTCGGCGGTAACACTAGCGCTTGATTCCTGAAGTCTCTTTTGGACTTCTTCGTCAATTTGCGCCTGAATCTGTTCTTGGGCGGCTGCAACAGCCTCCTTACTCTTATGTTGCCATACTACAGCAAACTTTTGCTTGTATGCCTCAAATTCGTCATCGTCTTCACCGAGAGCGTTAACTTCGGTGGCAATAACGGTTAGATCTTCGTCTGCCAGCTCATAAGCTGCATCGATAATAGCCATACGCTCGTTAAAGCGTTCCTTGGCTTGACGCTCCAGCTTTTCTTGTTGTAGTTCAGCTAATTGGTTTTCCGTGGCAGAAAGCTTTTCTTCAAGCTCACCCATGGAAGCCTTTAGTTCTTCTTCGGCTCTGAGGAGTTCATTCTTCTCTGCCAAGGCTTTTTCCTTTTCCTGAACGTATTCATCGCTTTTTTGACGAATGGCCTCAAAAACGAATTGTGAAACGCTGGCTACGGCCTCTTCAGTGTTTACAGGAGTATTACCCTCTTTGGGTTCGGCCTGACGTTGAAGAAGTTCTTCCAGTTTATTAATGATATCTTGATTTTCCATAGCTTGCCTGTTATGTTGAATTACATCGGTTTCAAACGAATGTGAAATTTTTTCTTCTAAATTGATAAGTCCTCTAACAAAGCATTTATCGTTAATGCAAATTATCCCCCCTTCTTTATGCGCGTCATCTTCTTGTATGGTGACTGGTTTTCGACTCTCCTTTTCTACATACACGCCCTCAACGTCGGCGGCGGGACTGGCGGTAAATGCTATACCGAGAGGGTAAATTTCCCCACTCACTAATCGTTTTACTGCAATGCCATCTTGAGTCTTTCCTTCTCCTCCATACGCCCTAAGGTATTGTTTGAATTCTTCGATCTGTTCGGGTTTAGTAATTATTTCAAGATTGTTGAGATCATCCGACTCGCCCATTGCAATAGAGTATTTATTAAAGCCCAGCTCCCAACTGGCGGAGATTACCTTATCCCAACCCTCTTCCTCTGCCTGGTCTAAGGCATGGGCAAACTGAGGGTTAACGGTCTTGTATACTACAGCCCCAAGGGCAATATTGAAGGGCCCATCTAGTGCAGCCGCCTCCACGTCAGTTATAATTTTATTTTCACCAAACTCACTAAAAGCTGCGGAAACAATATGCCCCACTACTTTTTGTTTTTGATGCTCAATGTTGGTAGGTTTGTTGACAAAGTAGTCTTTAATGGCTATCGCGGTTTTAGTATCTATTGCGTCATCATTTTTATTAAACCTATTAACTACGGCCGCATTAAACGCAACACCAATGAGATCTATATTCTTCTTTAAGTCAACACTCTCAGGAATCAAACCCTTTAACTTGTCCAGGGATGCATCGCTAATGTTCCATTCTTCATTGTATAAATTAGTAGAAGCTAGAACTTCATTCTCAAATTTAGCGGTATACTTATAAGACATTATTCATCCCATTTTTTTGGCAACGACCCTTCGCATCCCAACTTTTTTGCACGAGAGGTTAGTTTTCTTTTGAATGTCTCAAAGCTCATGGGGCCTTTATACATTCCCCAAGTACTCACGGCATCCTTTACATCCTTGCAGGACATCACAGGAAATGAACGACGCTTCGGATCAATAAAATCGCTATCCTTTAAGGCGCTCCTTTTTTTACCACCAAACCTTTCGGCTCCTTCCGTTAGATATTTTGAGTAGTCCATCACTTATCCTTTTTTTCGGCTTTCTTGTCTTCCTTAATGTCTTTCTTTAGGTCCTTGATTTGTTTCTTGTCATCCTTAACGGCGTCCTTCTCATGCTCTTTCTTTTCTTTTTTATCATCTTTCTTGAGTTCGTCCTCGTCGGTCTTCTCCCAGGGTTTTCCTGCCTTACTGTATTTAATTTTATCCTCTTTATCGAACTCCTGATCCTTCTTGAGGTCATGCACTTCAACCGACTTCTTGACCGAAGGCTTTCCCTTCTTGAGTTTGTTAATCTTAGATTGATCATCCTTAACTGCATCCTTTTCGTGTTCTACCTTTTCTTTTTTAGAATCGCGGTCCAGCTCCTTCTTGTCGATTTTTTCCCACTGCTTTTTGGTTTTTGCCGCCAGTTGGCCAATATCCGCCTTTAGGTAAGAGGAGTAATCTTTTTCGGCAGCCTCCGTGTCATAGTAGGGCTTGCCATCTACTTTTGGGTCCAACCAATATCTTTTGCCAAGATGAGAGTGTTTTAAGTTTTCTTCTATTTGTTTTTGTTCCTCGGGGGTATACTTAAGAAAATCCGTCCCACGTTGAAAGGGAACCAAGTCAGCTTTTTGCTTCTTTTCTTCGGCTATGGCCGCATTTGCTTCTTCCTCGCAGGGACAGTCTGAAGATGAAAGAGTGGTCTGGGGGGTCGTGATTACAGTACCTGGTTGACCTCCTGGTTGACTATTAGCCATTGGGGGAATGCCGAGGGCAGGATAACCTTTCTTTAGATTACCTTCTTGATGCTCCAGTTCGTCTTCTTTCATCTTTTCTAAAAACGCAGCGCAGGCGCCCGCAGCTTTGACAGAGGACATTCCTGCCGTATCAGTTAAATACTCCGCATGAGACATGCACTGAGCATAGGTACTAGGGTAGCCTAGATATTTATTGGCGTCTGCCTTTTTTAACTCGACTTCGGCACCACGGCCATCAGCACGAAACTCTATTTTTAAGGGTTTATCAGTAGGATTTTCTTTTTTCATAGTTGACACTTAAAGGTTCAACTAATTGTTACACCTACCTATTCCGCTTGAGAATCTTTTTTGCTATGATACAGAAGTGCGGCGGGATATAAATCCAACTCATGCTCTGAAGCAATTTCCATTACATCATCCAGCGTAGTAAGCTTTTCAATTTTATCTATATTCTTAACGCAGGCTCTCACCTCATCCTCCCAGTTGTCCCTGTTTACTGAAACGACTACGGATTTGCATAAGTCCTGAGCAAGTTCTTTTTTCTGTGCGGACATTCTTTTTATCTTGTAATGTTTCTTCAACTCGGCGACTGCTAAGTTATTTAATTCCTCCGTAGCATAAACCACATCTTGAATTCCTTTGCGGGAATATAATTCCGCAACACTCCCGTAGGCCCCCTTATCCCCTGTACTATCAGCGCCTGCAGGGCGCCCAACTTCTTTTTTCGGGGGTCGTTGAGAATTAGGCCGCACGGTCTTCACAGTATCTTTAGGGCCTTTTTTGGTAGGTGTAGGAGTAGTTTTTTCTTTAGGGGTGGGGGTAGTGATTTGTCCTCCTGCAGCATCCTTTTGGCTATCGGATCCTTCTCCATCCACATCCATAACAGGAACGCCTCCCACTAAGGGATTATAATAACCCTTTTCCCTTTCTTTGGTAAACCTATCTTGAGCGCCAGTAAGTTCAGTAGGTGGCGGATAGATTCCAGTCTTAATAGCATTAATACCTTGCTCGGGAGTAAGTATCCCTAATTCCATTAACCTGACAACAACCCTGTTTAATTGTACTTCGTCCTTTAGGTCAATAGTTTCAAATTCAGCAATAGGATACTTGCGGAAACCCATGGCCTGGCAGACTAATTTAATTTGGGGATTTAAAAAGTTATTCAGAAAGGCTCGTCGCGACTCCTGCAGCCTATCTAAAAAGATTTGAGCCTTAACCTGGGTATTGTTATATTTTTCTGAACCGACCACTACATTTTGCAGGGCCTCCTTGATGTCCTCATTAACTACTTTATATTTTTCGGGACCCAATACCTTGTCGAGCTCAGGAATAACAAATTCCGCCTTTGTGGTATAGTCACTGACCAATACGCGCCCTATGCTTTCGTTTTTAAATAGGTTTTGCATTGCATTAAGGTTGAGAGGATTAACTCCCCCCTTATCTGGAGCAGCGCCCATCGTGATCAGGAGTATAACATTTTCGACTGTTCTGCAAATGGCTTGATCCATCTTCTTCAGCTCCATCTTCCAATTTAAGTCATCTAGAATAGGAAAACCAAAAGGAATGGCAAAAGGCTCATAATCCTGTTTTTTATAAAAGGTATAAATTAATCTATTGGGATCTAGATCCACTAATACCCCATCTTGCGTCCACTCCCTGTTTTTAATCTTATCCTTTGTCTCAGGAGCTAACGATTCATAAATTGCTTCGTCTTCTGGCGTCTTGGGATCTCTTAGGGACTCTAACTCATATTCAGAAAGTATTTTTTGATAATTGACGAAATTAAAACTTAAAGCCCTCCTTACCGCAATTTGATATGGATTTATCATAATATACTTTAAGGGAATCTTGCCCTTATCGATCTGGTAATGAGTTCGGCGCTTTAATGGATTTCCTTGGGGTATAGGCCCCACTCCTGTCCAGTCTGCACCAAACAAGGTGCTCATCTTGTGAAAGTCTTTCTTTTTAAATTTTCCGTCCAGTCTATAAATAAAGCAGTTTCCACTCCTATAATATTCCCGAAAGAATTGATCCTTTAAGTCCCATAAATTAATTTTCTGAAACCACTTATCCAAAAAGACCCTAGCTTTTTCGGTGCCACCGTGGAGATATAAATCCGTATTTGAGAATTCAGCCATAATGTCTATGGCATTTCTAAAGATAGCTATATTGGCATAAGCCTTTTGGCAGAGGCGAATTGTGGCCCTGATGTCTATGCCGCTGTTGCCAGTATAATTAAAGGGCAGTATCCCCTCTTCAATATTAGCAAACCTATCCATCCTCCGCCCCGTAGCGGCCGCGTTTTGCCTATAACCTGTACTGGAGCCACCCCCTACTTCTTTTCGACTATATGACTTCATGGCCTCTGAGGTATAATACGGAGCACCTGCAAAATCAGGCTCCCACGTTTCATTACCCTGACTAAAAACTTCATTCAAGGGTTTCTCGTGAGCCTTTGATTCAAACTTTTTCCAGTAATCCGATCTTTTAGTATACTTGCGCTTTGCCATGTCAGATATTACACGCAACATCTGCAAAAGTCCATCAAAAGTTAAAAGTTAACTTTAAAGACTTTTATTAATAGGGAATTACATCCTGCTCCCAAGGTCGCGGAGATCCGTGAAAGATAATAATCTTATGCTTATCCTCATCGTATAGCTTTCCCGAGCTTATACCTTCCCTAAAGGAAACAATGGCTGAAGAGAAATCCTGCCACATGCCGTATTCCCTTATTACCTCCATTATATAGTCTTGATCGCTGCGCAGTCTATGCATGGGTCTGAGGAAAGCGGGGATCGCCCTGCAATCCTCCTTAAACGAGTTATAAATATATGAGGCATCACCGCTCCAGTACAAAAGAGAAGACTGTAGCCATCCCTCTTTTCTGCTCCTCTCATAGTCGATAAGATCCCCCAGGATAACGAAGTCCTCTTTTTTAATTTTCTTAATAATCTGATTAATGTTCCCCGTTATTATAGTATCCAGGTCCAGAAACAATAAAGGCCCCCTAATCTTAAACAACTCCATCTTGGACCACCAACCAGGCCAATCATCGACTAAAGGGATATCATAACTTTCCTCGACTGTATCAGTGAAGCAAATAAAGTTCTCATGGGGAACATAATTCTCTACCATGGTTTTTATTTTCTCTACGTGAGAGCGATTATAGTCGCCCCCCGATTTTAATACTACAGCCACCTTCATTACAAATTTGCGGCGGGTAAATATTCCATAAATTCATTAATGGGAGAATTTGGGGTGCAGGAAACTAATTCAAACCCATTATACTTAACTATATCTTTAAGGAGAGACAGTGCATTAGCTATAGCATTTTCTTGCGCCTCTATGTCGTATTCCTCTTTATTGTATTTTGGACCCGCTGCAGAGAGCTTATTACTTCCCCCCATATCACACCCAACCAAATATATCTTTCCAATGCCCATCCACTTCAATATGCTCATTGCCACAGAGAAGGTACATCCTTCATATAAAAAATCCATATAAGGCCGATTTGAGGCCAACCCTTGTAGTTCTGAGGGGCTTAACTTTATTAGGTCTGTAGCGCGCATTACATTAAAAAAATGCATACCCGCCACTTCCTTGATCGGTTGCCCCTCATACCCCTCCCTCTCCCATGCAGAGTTATAGAATTTATCAAAAGAAGTGTGCCACAAACTATCGGCAAACGCCTCGGGCTCATCGAATCCAATCCATATGTCAGGTTTTATTTTTAAAAAAGCATTATTAAGTCCCACGATTAATTTTTTAGATTGCTGGATTTTATCTAATGGCGACTTTTCCAGGGAGGGGCCCGTACAGCATAATATAGCCTCTTGTCCTCGTCGTGAGTTGTAAAAGGTAACATCCCCAAAAGACTGGGTGGGAGAATGCCACTTTCGTAACCCCATACTACTTAATAAACATGGGGGTAAAGGTTGACTGAACCTCTTCAATGTTTGCGTTCATCATGTCATAATAAACCTTTATCATCCAATTTCCAAGCACGAGTGCGGAATAAGAGTCCTTGCGTGTCTTATCGGGGCCAGTCTGCCTTTTAAGCATTTGAGGTAGGTCAAATGTTTGATGCCCCTGGGGGGACGTTGTAATCTGGACAAGAGCGCATTCTGTTTTAGTAAGATTAATCATGTCATACTGATGCTCCACAAAATCAATCATCATGGCCTGATTCGAGGACTTTCCCAGTGCCTCCGCCCCATTATCAAACTTTAAGGATTTTATGGGAATTTTTTTATTAATTTGTTGGTGGTAGGTATCACCCAATGCTCTCCCTCCGAACCATATTCTTCGGTGGTCAAAATTAGCCTGGAGCAACTCATTCGCCAACCTTATCCAGCCACTAGTGGGTTTTTGGAGGAGGCAGATTTTTTTGGTATCTAGATTGTATTCTAATTTCCCCGTCTTAATGGAGTCGTTGTAATTTACGGGATTAGAGAAATCTGTCTCCAGTTGGCCGAATTGAATCTTTTCTTTTTTAAATACGTCGCTTTCATTTACTGCGTTCAAAAATTGCACCCCACCCATATAATCTCCAATAATGGCAACGATATTAAAGCTATGCCATAAATAATGAAAGTAAGCAATATGATCTTTTAGCTTGGCCCCAGAAAGAGCGTAACTATGGACTACGGTTCCCCACTTGTTACCATCGTCTAATTTTAACACCTGAATAGCAAAATCGTCAGAGCTTTCACTTTCGGCCCAGCTAGGGTCAAAAGCTAAAATATATTTTGCACCAGGAGCACCCTTTACTTCTATCGAGGGATTTTCCCCGTCATCCACGGTGCATCGCGCCATAGTAGACACCTTGAAGTAGCCGCTACTATCGTCGGTAAACATAGCCCCAAACTCCCGATCATATTGGCTTTGGCTCATGGAGGCCCTAGCTTGATCGATAAGGTTTTGATCATACAACATTTTTGGAGCCATATCGTAACTAAAATGCATTATGACCCTGTGCGCATCACTTGCCTTTCGGTCCTCCTGTCCATGGAGAATTAAATTCTCAAAGTTCTGATAAACCTTATATAAATACTCAAACTTATAGCTGGCAGACGACAAGGCAATCAATTTATTATTAGGCCATACATATTTATCCTCTGGCCTCATCTTCCCTTGTGCGATTAGCTTATTCTCTGCTTGATCTAGATCCTCCCTTTGGGTGGGGTTTTCTACAACAGACAGGAAGGGAATTATAACCTCATTATAAATTCTTTCGGGCATTAGCAAAAACTCGTCAATAATAATTCTTTGAAACCTAAATCCCCGCAACTTTTCACCATCACCCAGCGGGAGCGCATGAATTTTAGATCTTCCAATTTCCATAGTCCACTGATCGTTAGTCTTCGATGTTTTGTTAATGCATTGCGCCAAAAATCTTGCGCCAGGCTTATTGGCAATATCTTCGATTTTTTTAAAGATTAATTTAGACTGCCTAAAAGATTTACTCAGAATTCCCGTTTCTACCCCTTGATTTAAAATAGCGTCCAAAAATGCGTATATACCCGTGGTGAAACTTTTACTCATTCCTCGAGACCAAATCCCTAAAAAATAATCCGTCTCAAACATAGCTTTTACAGCCATATGTTGAAATGGAAATAATTTCACCCCACTCAAGAGGTCTGTGGAAAAAGTGATATTCTCCCTAAGAAATTCATACAGCAAAAGCTTAGCTTCTTCTTCCTTTATGAAACCCTTCTGGTTTAATAGGAATTGATTGAAATCCTCAGGCCTGGCCCGTGAATTCTGTATGCCTGTATCCCAGCTCATTTTTTATCTAAATAATACTGAATGTCTACATTCCAGAGGGGTTCCCCTATGGCCAGGAGCCTTGGAATGATTTTCTCAGAATTTCTTCTGTTGCCACTAAATACAAATTGACATGATCTGGCAAAGTCATGTGAAAGCACACGCATATTATGCCATATATATCTTAAATTAGAACGATGGGGACAAAAGTTATTATTCTTCTTTATCTTAGGGATAGAAGACTCTACAACAATATACAAATAACTATTAAAATCCTTGGCTCTTTGTAATTCTCTGCGAAAGCGATCAAAGCCCGTGGAGAGGGTAGACTTAAAGTCGGTCTCGCTTTTGCGGTCAACATAGGTATGGGTATAGTCATCCCCTATGGATGTGTAATCCCCGAAGTCTAATTTCATTTCTTGTGAGTTATTAAACTTTAACGGCTGTTGTTCTCGGGTATCTATGAATATTCCTATGTTTTCAAATTCTTCGACGGGAGCATAAAACTTCTTTATTACTCCTTTATTATATAATGGTTCCACTCCCACTTCTTCACAAGCGGCGCTATAAGACCCGTAGTGCTCCCTAAAAAGCTCTAACGGCGGCAACTTGTTCAAGAGTACCTCTAGGTGATTCGGGGCATATTTTAGCTCTTTTGTTTTTACTCTATGTTTTAGTTCTTTTAAGATATAAGCTTTAACCTCTTCTTTTGATGCTTGGTTGCACCACTTTAACATCTGCTGGTAGGTTGCAAAATCCTTTGCAAAATAATCCGCTTTATTTTTAAATGGTAACGGCTCTTTAGTTAAAAGATTATAACGCGGAAAATGTTTAGTATAATACTCGCCTAATGTCAGGGAATGCTTTTTTAAGTGAGCATGTAGTGAACGCTCCGATTTAAATTCCTGACCGCACTCTTTGCACTTATAAGACATCGTCCTGGCCTATTCCTAACACTCTAGCTTTCCAATCAGGCATATCTTCTATTTTCCTTGCTTCTTTCCTTACCGCCTTCTTTTGGAGCTCCGCAATCTTAATCATAAGACCCCTCTCCTTCTCGTCTTGAAATAACTCTACCAAACTCAAGATGCTGGCAGTCTGCTGATGCCTATTGGCTATCCTTTTAGCCCTGTCCCCATTAAGCCTGTTAATTAAGGATTCTTGACGTTTTTCACACTGATTATATTCCTCACTCTTAGTCTTGAGTAGTTCCGCTAGTCGCACAGTCATTTCCTGTTGTCCTTCGGCATCATTAAAGAGTCGGTTTAGTTTTTCCATGTGATTGGAAATGTTTTTAAGATTAATGTAGTCTACGCATACATTAATGTAGAGATTGATTTCGTCGGGGGTTAAGTCAGGCTTGTCCCAAGTTGCCCGAACAAACTCTGCCTCAAATAGGTCTCTGTCCTGTTGGTTGGTATAGTTGTTTATTACAAAACTTAACCGAGGGGATTGTATATACGCCATTAACCGTTCTATGTTCTTTTTTTGTTGAACGTTTAATTCGTCAGGGTGAATCTTCTTCCCTAACCATGTGTTTATTCTTTTAACCATCACTGGCAATGACCCACAGGGCTCCCATTGCTTGTTTAAGGCACTATCCTCTGGTGCCACATTATCAGGCATCGCTTCTTTGATATAATCTGCAATGACTAAGGTTTCCTTGCTTAAAGGGCTGAGGTTTTTGTCTGGAAATATAATTTGAGCAATTTGGAAGGCGTTCATTTGGTCATGAGCATATTCTTCCACAAACTCTTTTTGCTCAGGAGTTAATTCTACTTCTTTTACTTTTTCCACCTTAGTGGTCTTGTAGTCTAGCTCTTGGCGAGTTAGATACTCCCTTACCGCCCTACCCTCTTTAGTTCTCCCATCTAGAGAGTTATCCATAAAGGTTGCCCTGGTGAGCTCTATCAAGTCAGGCATTTGAGAGAAATTCTCATCAATAAACTTTTGCTGGTCAGTAGTGAGGTCCATCAGTATGAAGGAAGATGTCTTTTGTATTTAAAATCTTTTCAGCTTTTTCCTTGAACATCTTTTTTAAATTTTTAATTTGCTTATAACCCGCCTTTCTCCCCTTTTCCGTAGTCTTGTAACCCATTTGTCTTGCTACGTCCTCCTCTTCTAAATGTTCCACAAATAAAAGGTGGTATATAGTATACTGTCGCTCATTAAGCACCTTTTTCATCTCAATGTGTAATTTACGCTCTGCTTCCTCAATGGGAACATCATCAGTAGGCTGCCTGAAAACCTCTTGAGAGTGATGCTCTAGGGTTAGCGCCATTTTAATATCGTACGCTGATTTTTTAGTTTTCTCCCATTTTTTATATAAGGGACAGCTACTATCCTGCGCCCCTGATTTGGTAAAACCACAAAGACCTGAAGATCCATCCTCTCCCCCACTTTGATTGAATGGGCAATTAACACATGGCTTTACAAAATTAGAATAGTTGTTCCTGAGGATGTTTTTAATTTGATTAGTAATAATTTTATTAATCCATGGAGCCAGGGCGCGCTTTTGGTCCCAGAGGTCCCATTTTTTATGTATGTGTGCCCGAATAATTTGACATACGTCATCGTAATCCATCCACGTCAGGGAATGCAAAAACCAAGTGCCTCGCCGCTTGACTAATTCCTCGTCTATTTGTCGCGAGCAGTCTTCGTAGGTAAGGGGGGTGGATTTACTTTCGTCTTTTTTCTCCACCTATTTCGTGACTAGAGTTTCCTATGCTTTTGCACTCCTGCACGCTTTTCACTAAAAATTCTTCTCTAGTTAATTGCGGAGCTTTCTTTTTGGTGCCTCGTCTCCCTTTGCGGTTCTTAATGCTAGCCTCATCCGTATCCACCTTCTGCATGGCGAGCTCTTCAAATTTTAGAGTTCTCGATGAGGCTCCCTCATAATTAACGTCATATTCAAGCTTAGAGAGCTGAGGAACCCTGTCTTCTGCGACGGGAGCTTCCGTTACTTGCGCTTGCGCTTGCGCTACTTCTTGGCGGGGAGCTCCACCACCCATGGGGGTTCCACACTTGGAGCAAAAGTTTGGAGGAGCAAAATTATACTCCACTTTATTTCCACAGGATGTACAAAATTCACTTTTCATTATATTATGATAAATTTTTCTCTTTAATAATCTACACTAGATAACCCGCTATAATACGAGCTTGTTCTTTTAACAGGGCAATGGCACCCTTAGGTTTTTGGGTGAAACCAATTTTTCCTGCCGTGCTGGGAGTCCGAACGTAGTCTAGCCCTAAAATGCCAATTATTTTCCCATTGAGAGTTTTTAAGGAAACGTTATATATGCTTTGTACGCCCTTCTGCTCTAGCAGCTTGGAAAAGCCATAGTCTTCGATGGTCTCTAGCTCACTATGGGCAAAAACCCCATCCTGTACTAGAGTATTGATATAGTTATGAAAGTTTGATACTCTGTAATTCTGTGACTTGCCCGCTTCTGCGCTAATACCCTCCCTGACTACCTCATAAGTACAACTGAATTTCTGTTGCCCCCTCCCTGAGAAATAATGCTCGCCATTATGAAACTCTAGAACATAAGCTCTGTCCGCTCCACTCTCCTCTAATGTAAACTGAAGGGCTGTATAGACGTTCGCGTTTTGCTTCATCTCCTTTTCGAGAACCTCGCAATGGTCCTCGCAGGTTAGTCTATGACGCAGCCAAACCGCCGCCAGTGTTGCGGCAGAGGTAAATAGGGCGGTTAAGAGATATACGAATTCTTGGCTCATTTCTGCTGCAAAGCATCGTAGTCAGCCTTGCTGCAGAACTTGGTCAATTTGGTTCCATCATCATCCACGGCGCTAAATGCATATCGAACGGATAGATTACCGTTCTTGGTTTTTCTCTCATAAACTTTTTTCTCTACCTTAGAGGAAGATACTTGTACCTTCGTTTTCTTCTTGACGTTATAAAATTCTACGTGATTCATAATTCTTTTTGTGTTACTTTGATTAAAAATGGATATTCCCCTTCAAACTCTAAAGACTTGCCTTTTTTACTTTTCTTTTCCAACTCTTTCTTTCCCTCGACTGGCAGATCTTCTATCTCCTCCATGTTGGGAGCTTTTACAGTTTTGTCTATAGCCCATAAGATAGAATTGTCTGCGGCCCATTTCTTCATTCGCCTTACGGGCACCATTAGATTGAAATTTTCTCCAGCCCCCCTAACAAGCATTCCTACATACCGACCGTCCTGTAGATATACTCCTCCGCCACTTGATCCTGGAAAAGCTGTAACCGTAGTTTGATCAAACTCTACTTTACCATGAATTCGTCCAACTTGGGAAATTATTCCGCTCGTCATACTGTTTGCACCCATTTGACCCAAAAGAGAACCCACATGGAACAGTTGGGTTCCAATGGGGATAATTGGCTCTTTTGAGTCTAAATAAAAATCAGTACCTTCCTTTCCGTAATCTTTGGCCCTCACCATTAATAAGGCCAAATCATGACCATGATCCGCATCGCTGTACTTAATTACTTTCGCATCCATTTTAATTTCCCCAACTCTTCTACCGTCCTCAACGAGCTCTTTAACAATTTTAGGATCTTTAAATTCCACTAGCTTGCGAGTGGCACCCTTTTCATCTACAACCTCCCTTACTGACCGCAAGTTATCTACAACGTGGGCCGCAGTCCAGACAAAGGTTACTTCCTTTCCTCCAATCTTTCTTACTAGGAGTACTCCTGACCCTTCGGACTTACTATACCGCCCCTCGGCCTTTATAGTTACCGAAATGTTTTGAAGATGATTGGCGACCTCGCGCCTAGTGGGTTCTTTGGCGCTTGCAACGGAAACGCACAAAAGGATCGTTAATAGTAGGAGTTTTTTCATAGTTATGATATAATAACGGCTCGTACAGTAATATACACTAATAAAATTTTTTTTGTACAGGAATTGGCATTTTTGACTTGACATGCGCCCCATGAAGTGTATTTATAAGTAGTCAAATGCATGACTCATTAATAGCTTTATGTCAAGAATATACTACAGAAATCCTTATTGGCGACGACCCCTCTGCTTGGGGTGTTGCTATACGGATTGAACGTCAGTATTATCAAGACCTCTCTAAACGCCTCAAGCGTATGGGCTATAAGATAAATAATATGGCCAAGGAGCGTAATGAATTTTACTTTCTTCACATAAAACCTGACCCCGACCCGCGCAAGGAAGTTGTAATTAAGCATAGAATTACTAGTGATCTGGTTTTAGATCTCTATGAGAAGGCAACTCTCCTTGAAGGAAAAGAAAAAAAACAACTTATGACAAAAGTGAAGCTCCTCAGCCAATACGTTGGGGGCTACCTTGCCCAATAATGTCCAAAGAACTCGCAGTCATATTAGAACTCACCAAAAAACTCCGAAACGCCGAAAAAGAAATTGAGCGACTAAACAAAATGATGAAAATGATTTGCGAAGGCTATACTTTTATAAAAGACCAACTACCTTATAAAAAACAATAAACCCTTAACCCACTTGCTTATGACCAGGTCTAAATTAATTGCTTTATGGTATCGGCGTTTTTGTATGGAAAAAGTCACCCCTGTTCCTTCCTTTAAGACCTTCTGTCTTTTGATGGAAAAGTTTGAGGATGATTATGCGGAGGCCATGAAGTACTATAAAAAAACATTTCGCCCAGAATAAGATCCTTTGATGCGTCGGCGATGGAGTCCCTGTGGAAGCAGGGGCTCCTTTGTGTAATATAAGATATGAAAGATCGGTTCCCTATCTACTTACTTGTTTTCGCGGTATTTTACATTGCTTTATATACATGGAACCTCGACAAAGAAAATGACGCACTCTACGAGCATATAGAGCAACAACATGAGAAAATAATCGAATGCCGCGATTTAATCAAGGCCCAACGGGAATACATAAACATACTAGAGGCAGACTACAATAGTCCCTTATATCGCCCCGCCTACCCTTTAAACAGAGACCCTATATAATATAGGGCCCGATTATTTTTTTTGTTTCCCATAATTCATATAAAATGAAAATGTGTCGGAGATTGAAAAAAGGTACCCCCCGCCGCTCGGAAACCTTTTGTAAAACGTCGATTTGAAAAAAACGGGGGGGGTTAGTTGTTTTTTTTTCTATGGGGTGCATCAACGACATAGGGAAGAGGTAGGGCCCGCGCTCCCTAAGAGATTGATGAGCAACAACTTAGGCGTCTAAAGCGAACGCTCCCCACTCAGTTGGAAAATGCAAGTCGTCCGTGACTTCAGTCAGTCGTGGCTCGTTAGCGAGAACGCAGTCCTCGGAGACTATGCGGTCATTCTGTTTAGGTTTGTAATGGGGGGAATCCTTACGCATGAACACGGCAACCCCATTGACCGCAGTCAAGACCCATACATTCGCATCCTCTAATTCTTCAATCGTTTTCATACGAGCATTCTAGCAAGTTAAGCGTGAGAAGTCAAGACTATTCTCCGAAAATCTCACGGAGCGAACCGCTTACGCAATCCATGTCAACGAGGTTCTCGTCGTTGTCGAAATCGTCGTCGTCCTTGTCGGACTCGACTGCATCGAGGGAAACAAATTCCTCTTTGACTTCTTCATCGGAAGCCTCAAGGAGTCCATGTTCCACGACTAAATCCTCCGCAAGTTTTTCTTGCTTCAGTTCGTCAAGCAACCCTTGAAATTCGGGGGCAACCTTTGCGTTAGCATTGGCAACAGCGTTTTTAATGAATTCTAATCTTTGTGATTCTGTCATGATAATGATTCTAGGCTAAAAAGTGGATTCTGTCAAGCTTTTTTTATGGTTTTCTCCTTAGGAGGCTAACGCCTCCAGTTGGGCAATCTGTGCCCAAATGTGTTGCCTTTCGGCAGGAGTGAGGATGGAGTCCTCAAGGATTTCCTTGAGGATAGAGATTTCTTTTCTGATGTCGGACATAATTTTAACCTTTCTTAACTTAACTTTCTATATATAATATAGCATAGGTTTGCCCGTTTGTCAAATTAAATCGCAACTTTTTTTCTTCTGGAAGTAACTGTTCATCAGGGGTTTAGGGAAACAGGCAAAAAAAACTTCAAAAAAAATTCATGAAATTAACTCAAGATGCGTAAGCTGTTGACACTCAACGACTTACGCCGAGGGGGCGGCCCTCGGCCCCTAACCCGTTGCCTATCAGCAACTTACAGAGTCTCTAAGGCGTAGGGGTTGACTTCACCCCATGACCCATGCGGAGGATTCTTTGACTCATCATGCCAAGTGGCGAAAACCTTTTCGCCTTTAGCCTTTAGGTCTTCAAGAATATACTTGAGACCATCGAGGTCTAGAAACTTGTGGGCGTAACCCTTTGAACCCCAATCATATCCACACATGGTGATGATGAGGTAAGGCTTTACAGGTTGGCGAGTCTCGCCTACTTTTTGAATGTGGTAATACATTACTTTCTAATGGCGTGTTCTACTTGTGCAAGGCAAGTCAACTCTTGAATCTTGCCATCGATATCCTCTTGAACCGAGCGAATTTGTTCGGCTTCTGAAAGCTTACCCTCACGGATAGCATTCATGCGTTGCAATGTCATTGCCTGTAAAACGGCAACGAGTCTTTCGATTTCTTGTTTAATCATAAGAATAATATAATCTAGTTTTGGTTAAAAGTCAAGTTAAAATTGCAATAAAAAAATCAACCAACTTGACAAAGTTACGCACCGACAAAAAAATCCAAGCCGTAGAAGCAAGAGCGACCACAAAGCAAAGGGTTAAAATAATTTTCCCAATCATTACTGAACGATTTTTCTCAACCCACGAGAGTCGCCCCAATCACCGAGAACGAGATGGAGGACTTGAGAACTTCCCCAACGGCGAACTTCTGCAAGCTCTGCACACTCGAGAACTTTGAGAACGAGAAACATTCCGTCGAAACGGTCGAGAACTATGTCACCTTTTTTAATTGTCATACCTATACAATACTCTAAAAACCCGAGAAAGTCAAGCACTTTTTTACTTTTTTTTTCATAAAATTAACTTTAGTCATAAGTCCTTCACTATCAACCATTTGCGCGCCGCGGGCCTGCCGCGCGCCCTAAGTCGTTGACCTTCAATAGGTTACAAAAATGAAACGAAAATTTTTGTCATAAGTCTCTGGCTATCAATGGCTTGTGGCACAAAAAAAGTCGAGAATGAGTTTTTGCCCGATTTTTCTCCGCAGACACCTAAAAATAAATTCTTTTTCTATTCATTGACTATCAATGCTTTACGCAAGTGAAAATGCCTCAAATACGAATAAGCTCGTCTTTTGCTGAAATTCTGTCATAATACAAGGTATGACAATTGAGAAAGATAGACTCTCCATCATCGCTAACGCTGTGGCTAACGCCACCACTAAGGTAGACCCAAAGTTTGCCGACCTCCTTGCCGAGTTGCAAGAGGAAAAACTTGCCGAGGACTTTGTCCTTGAGCATGGTGCTCAACACGCCTCGAAAGAGGACATTGAGCAAGAGTTCGTTTCTCTCGATGCAGTCGAGTCCGACAAGGACGACATTGACGAAAACGACGAGGAACAAGTCGATATGGATTGCGTAAGCGGTTCATTCGCTGACCTTTTCGACACTATCGAAAGCTAACACTTTAACCTAAAACTATAACCAAAAAAATTATGTTCATACTGCAATCAATTCCTTTTGCCTCAAAATCCGAATGGGTCACCGAATCCATTCCCTTGCTCCGTAAGCAAGCCGAAGCCTTGCTAAAGGCTCGCATTGCTAACGCTACGGGCAAGCGTCGGTTTCGCCTTGTGAAGTCAAACTAATGGGCAACATTAGCGTCACCATTAAGCGAAAGGGTCTTGAAGACTCAATTCGTAAAGCTGTCCTTTTCACTAAGTCACGCCCGCATAAGGTAAAGCGTGACACCTTGCCACGCAAGGCAAAGCATAAGAAATCCTTAATCCCCTCATAAGCTATGGAAATACTGCAACTAATTGGTGCCTTTTGGCCTTTACTAATGCCTTTGCTTTTCGTATGGTTCTGGCCTACGTAAGCCCTTAATACTCAACGAGTTACGCCTCGGGCGGGGGAGCTATGCCCTAAGTCGTTGACTACCAAGGAGCTCTGTCTTGAGCTTGCCCAACTAACAAATCGCCCGCTTGAGTGGACTTGTCACAAGCACAAGAGTATACTGCAACCACCTTAGTGCATTGCCAAACCCAATTACCCTTGTTATCAAGACCCTTGTAATAGCGTCGCACAGCTTGCCAAGGATTCTTGCCGTGACCCATTACCCTAAAGGCGTGCTTGCTAGTTCTGTTCTGTACATACAGCACATAAGTGTTGCCAGTAGTATGAGCTTGCCATCTTGCCCACATACGCTTGGCTGCGCAAGCTTGATCACGAGTCAACTTAGTTGGCTTGAAAACGAAATCTCCAGTTACATTCATCATTTTAATATAGTATAATATAGCATGAAACTAGCCTCCTGTCAAGTAATTTAACAAAAAAAATGAAAATAGTCTTAACCGCCTCTCTATCAACAAGTTATGCAACCAGAAGGGCCCGCAACCCCTAAGTGGTTGACTCAGAAGAACTTAGAGAACTTCGTAAAGGAAACTCGCCCAATCTAATAAGACAAAAAGCAAAACCGAAAAGGCAAGCAACGAAAGAGGTCTTTCTAGATGAATCATTCTAAGCAAGGGCAACCGCCAAAAATTTGGAGCGGTTAAAATGCGGGTTGAAGTTCTCAAACTCATCTGCAAGATTGGTTGCAAGAGTCGTGATAATGTTCTCGACTTGCTCGCTTGGAGCATTCCGAAAAGAGAGGTTGAGGCTTTCCGCTACTGCGGTGAAGTGTTGTCTTGTCATAGTGTTTTTAGTTTAGGTTTGTGCAAATAGCAACGAAAGAGCAAGCAATTAAAAATAAAATTGTTTCCATTAATCTACCTTAATGACTTCCCCATCTATGAAGATGCAATTTTGCTTCTTCTTGAGTGCGAGGTCTTTAGCCATGCGAATCGCCTTTGCTCGACCTTGTACTTGTTCAACGAGATTCCCGAAGGCAAAAATGTTTAGCCAATTCGAGAAATTTTGGTTTGTTTCAATCTTAATCATGCCTATAATATAGTCTAGTTTGTGCGTTTTGTCAAGGAAAAAATCACGAAATTTCTGCCAATTCGGGATGGCTCGGAAAGTGAAAGATAAAACCGATTTCTCTTTCGATTTCGGAAGGCTCAACGCCCCATGTAAGGCGAAAAACTGCCTCCTTGCGAGAGTCTACGCTTTCGAGGTTTTCATCGCCTAACTCACGGCGAATCTTGTTAATGTCCGAAAAACGGAAATTGCGGTTTGGCTTTACGCCTTCACGCAAACGCCATTTTGGTTCGGGCTTTTTAGGCTCGAAACTTTCAGTTGAACGCTCGAAACCCATTGGGCAAAGAGCATTCCAAAGGTGGGAAACTCTCTCGGCATCGTGTTCGCCTAAAGTGAGAGCGAGCGAACGCAAGCGAGAGCGTTCTTCATTTCCACGAGTCCAAACGCTATGGTCATCGCTGAAATCGAAAGTCCAATCGTGGGACTTCAAGAGGTTTTCAAAAGTGGTGAATAGCTTTTCAATTTTAATCATACTAGTATTCTATCAAATGAAACCCAAAACCGCAAGCAAAAAATGATTCGGCTAAGTTTTTGGTTCGCAACCCATTGAGGGACAATAACATAGGAGAAAAGTTTTTTTCACTCTCTGCGGAGAAAATTCTTCGGTTTTTGCATTCTCGTGCATTCTGCGTCCTAAGTTGTTGAATACCAACGAGTTCGGGGGCGCGGAGGGCCCGCAGGCCCTAAGTCGTTGATACTGAGGAGGTTAGCTCGTCAGACTATCTCGTCCGTCAGCTAGCTTCACAAAAATTTTGTCCAACTCCTTGCGAGTTTGGTTCACTTCTTGCTCAAGCTCAAAGCCAACCTTTTGGGCGTGTCCTTCAAGGAAGGGCTTCCCCTCAAAGTTTTGCCCATTAAGAAAGTGCATTCTCCCCTCGATGCGAGAGAGGGCGAGAGCAACATGGTCGAACAAGTCCGAGCGGACTTCTCCAATCGTTTTGGAAGCCGAAGCGATGGCGTCCCATTTTTGGTCAATTAGTTCTTGTTTAGTCATAAGTATAATACTAGTTTAAAAAAGGATTTTTGTCAAGCGTTTTTTCCAACTAAATTCCAAGCGGGATGACCCTTTGGAGCTTCTGCGGATTGAACTCCGAAATCACGAAAAGTAATATCCGTAACATCCCACACATCAGCGACTTGTGCAAGCCATTGTTCTTTTGTGGGTGCATCCTCTTGAAACGGAAGCGTTTGAATTGTTCCCAACTTTTTGCCGTTGGAAAGCGTCATCTCTATGCGAGCTTGACGGAAGCAAATGAAAGGCACATCTTGCCCTTGCCAGTTTTTTCTAATCTTAATCATGTCTATAATTCTATAAAATTTTTCGTTAAATGTCAAGCCCAAATTACATGAACTTGCTTGCCATGTCCTGCATGGTCGGGGTCGCTCATCCTGTCGGTATACTGACGGATTCTACGCTTGAGATACTTGCGTTGTCCGAAGTGAGTTGCGATTGCGAAACCGCAGTTGAAAACTTGAAGGCGTAAGCCGTGGTTGGTTTTTGCTATAATGAATTGCATATCTTTTTTAACTTTCTATACCTATAAGTATGACAGAAAATAGGCAAAACGCAAGAAAAAAATTCTTCAGCTAACCTTTTTGTTTGTAAGGTGCTGGCAGTCAACCATTAAGGGGACAAAGTTTTTTTCATGGTGTGCGGAGAAAAAACGGAGGTTTTTGCATTCTCGTTTTTCGTAAGTCGTTCTACCCCAACGAGTTACGCCAAAAGGGGCGGCCGCGAGTCCTAAGTCGTTGATAGTCAACGCTTGGTGGAAATCGCGGGAAATGTCCCCTTGAGGTCGTTATTTGTGTCTATTTGAGTTGGATGCTATTCGTCCCCAAAATATCCATAGTCCTCGTCTGTGCCGAATCCTGCAGAGGTCATGGCTGAGTCAAAATCTCCGTCCATGCTTTCGTTTATGTCATTCGCCACAGAGTCATCCTCAAATTCCTGAATTTGCTCACACGACACAATTTGACCCATTGCGTCATATTCTGTGCAAACAATCTCCAAGAGGTCAAAGTCGTCACTCCAATCAAGAGCAAGTTGTTCCACCAATTCAAGGGCATCATTCATGCCTTCACGGCACTTGTCGAAAGACTGCTCAAGTGAGCCATCTCTTAATACTTCATACTTTTTTATCATAACTAATATACTTTAACAGATTAAGGGTTACTTGTCAAGCAAATCTTTGTTGCTCCGAATCACAATCCACTCGGGCTGAGCGTCTGAAACAAAATCATCAGCATCTTCTTGGGATGGGGCGACGATAGTTGCAAACTGCGGTTGGCCTGTTTTACGATGAACTGCCACAACTTGAAAGTTGGCGAGTTCGGGAAGGTCGTTCTCAATCTTAATCATACCTATAGTATGGCAGAAAAGGAGGGGTTTGTCAAGGGTTTTTTTTCATGCGATTAAAGATAGTTATAAGTCCTTGTTAGTCAACGACTTACGGGGCGGGGCAGGCCCGCCAGCCCTAACTGGTTGGTAGGCAACGACTTAGCCAAACACCTTGTCTTGGCAAGGTTGGCACATCGCACTGATGTGAAACTCCTTTAAGGAAATTTCATCCTTAAATGAGTCAAGCTCAACGCTGTCACCGCACATTGCACAAGTGCAATCCTTTACGGACTTCTTTCGGTCAATTCCGAAAATAGCAGTGATGACCTCATCTAACTGAGGGGCTTTCTCGGAGGGAAGTGGATTCCATTCTTTTTTAATCATATATATAGTATGGCAGAAGTTGTGTTAATTGTCAAGGTTTTTCTTTAAAATAAATTGGTGTCGGTTTTTGTCAAATGAGAACCAACGGGAAACTCTGAATTAGGCTTTCACTACCTTTTTCGCCTTACGACTACTTTTCGTGCTTGCGGGTCTTCCCTCTCGTCTACCGCCTAAAGTGAATTGAGAGTCGAGTCGCCACACTCGATAAAGCTTTCAAGGGTTGACCTACTAGGCGTTGTACTGCCTCTCAAAATTGTGTCTCGTGCTGTGCCACATGACTGCACTCAGCTTTGTGAGGGTTGCGATCCCTCTCTCTTGGGGTTACCAAGTCTGACACGAGACTGAAATTGTGTTATGTCCCTATTCCTCTCTCCCTTTCGGGTTGTAGGCGTGGATTCAGACGCCTCGTTGTTCAATGCTTTCGCATCTACAGGAAATTGCTGGCCTCTAGGAGATTCGAACTCCTTTCTCCATTCCTAAACGATGATCAGTCGCTTGTGGGCTATCTAGAATACCACTCGTGGAATGTCGCATTAACCTAGCATATGCTAAGAGGCCATAACGATCTAAACTATCAAAAGAACTATACCTATAGTATGACAGAAAATGACCAAAACGCAAGAAAATAATTATCCAATCAGCTTCTCGTTGCCTAAGTGACTGGGCGTCAACCATTAAGGAAGTAAAGTTTTTTTCATGGTGTGCGGAGAAAAAACAGGTGTTTTTGCATTCTCGTTTTTCGTAAGTGATTGACCCTCAACGAGTTGCACAGCGCGGCGGGGCGCTGAGCCCTAAGTCGTTGACAGTGAGAGGTTTACTCTTGTAGCTCTTCGATTAACTCGTCAAGTCGCTCGATGTCAAGGCTACTGTCATTCCATGCTACCCTATCGGGAGTTTCAATTGACTCAAGCTCTCTCAGTAAGCTCCGAAAATCTGCATAGTTGTCACAAGTTTGTGCAAGATTATACAATCCTTCGTCGTTACCAATCCAAAGTGCCACATTCCATGTGGCGTGGTTTTTCCATCCGTTATAGCTCATTTTCTACTTTTCCAATCGTATAGGGTGAATGTTCTGTTGCTCGGTCAATCATTGCCTCAAGATGACGGATGACATGAACGACAAGCTCAATGTTTCCAATGACGCCTGTGGATTCTCCGTTTTTTAGTACTTCAAATTGTTTGCTCATGCTAAGCCTAACTCCTCCATGCTAGCTTGCTTGTCATCGTGCAACTTCTGAACGAACTTGTCAACATCTTTCGACTG